CTCTCATTATTAAATTTTCAGTTCCTAATACTGAATACAAATAATACGGCATACCAGTTTGACTTAATGCTCGTGATTTTAACCAATTGCTTGCTTCTATAGGATTTAAATTTGGTATTATGACTTTTAAATTACTTATCAGTTCATCACCTAAAACTAAAAGTTCTCTATCAAGGTATTCACTCATAATTTTACTGATGATAGAACCCGGGCTACCAGTATAAGACCTACTTATATTTTGCAATGATGATTTAAATGTATGATATTCTATACAATGAATCATAACCGAATCTGAAGCTTCATCAGTTTTTATAATTTTTTCTATTCTATCGATTAAAAATTCTTTTGTAATAAAAGATCCTTCATTAATCTCTTCAGCTTGAGCTAATGATAGTGTTAGTTTTTCTCCGCCTTGAAAATCTATATCTTGAACTATATTGTTCGTATCTGCAAAGACAACTTCAGCCGTTAAATACGGATTATCAATATGCTCAAATATTTGAAATGAAGATATTAGTCTTTTAATATCAGCTTCAAAATTAGGTGATCGATCACTATTAGTTATAACCGCAGATATTATTTCATAATCGGTTTGAGCATCAATTGTAAATTCAGACACATTATTCTCTTATTGCTTTTTTGTAACTAGTTACTAATGTATTTATTAAGTTAGGTCTTATGACTCTTATAAGCCTTAAACTTTCATTTACATTGTAGTAGGCTTGCTCGTTAGTTATTTCATTTTTAGTTGCACCAGGAGCCAGTAAATTACCGTCACCATCAACGCCTAAATCAACAATTCCACCTGAAGTGTCGGTATAATAGTTAGCTGCTTTATGTTCATCGGATGTAGAAACAATTGATAATGATTCAAGAGCACTTGCACTATTCGTAGAAGTAACTGTTTCGCCTGATGTTGAAAAAGAAACTTTACCTTCAATTATAATTTGACCTAGATCAAGATTTCTTCTTATAATTTTTCCTGATGCGCCAGAAGTATTACCTGAAACTGTTTGACCAACTTTAAACTTAGTTGAAATATTTTCTCTGGTAGTTAATACTGTGTTTGGAAATATCTTCTTAATATATGTTTGAAATTCGTTATTAATTAAAGGCCAACCTTGTTGTCTTATATTATCATTTAATAAGTAAAAAGTCCAGTAATGCAGTGGTGTATCATAGAGTTCTATAGAGACTTGATCTGGTCTATATCCTTCTTTGATATTATAAAAAGTTAAAAAAGATATATCATCTTTTATTTGATCTACAATATCTACATATCTACTTAAATTTTGTGTTATTACTGGAACGGCTTCGTTACCATAACGGTAATTAAGTTTTTGAAAATTTTTAAAGTATTGCATTAGTAACCATTCCTAATATCTTTTTGATTAAGTGTTTTATGTTCAACAAAACTTAAAGTTAAATCTATTTCGTTTGGTGCACCATCTCTTCTCATTGCTCCACCAGTTGGATTTACTGTTGTACTCACAGTTCTTAAATAACACATATGTATTCTAGGAATGTTCCTATTGTTATTACCGTTGTATGTGAAGTCTATTCGAAACATATTTGGAAATTTAAATCCAATGTCTGCTGTTCCAATCTCATAAATGCCTGGGTACATTTGCTCTCTAAAATGTTGTACAATTTGCCGCACTTCTTCAGATTCACGTTGAGATCTGGCAATCATTTTAAATTGAAATGTAAATTCTCTTAAACCTACGCCTCTAAATAAAGCTCTCATATTTGGATTAATAATTGCTCTATTTTGTAGTGTCAAAGCATTAGCTACCCCAGATGAAATGCCACTAACTTTATCAATCGCTCGAGCTGCACCTAACTTAAATGCAGTTTCACCTAGTTTATCACTACCAGTTGCAACATCAATAATACTAGTGAAAGATTTACCTGCTTCGCTGATTGCTGCTTCTAATGCGCCTTGCCCTCCTTGAAGTGCAGCTTCAACACCAGCGCCTAAAGCTCCAAGAGGTGCATTGTCATATTGCGCGTTATCATTAAATTGCATTGTAAGAGGGAAGTACATATCTACTACTGGTGCACCTTGAACTTTGTGTGGTTGTAATTTTCCAGATAAAGTATTACCTAAAAAACGCACTTCCTCAGATTTTTTCACATCAGACAATTTATCAGTAATGCTATCTTTAAACCGTCCAAAACGTGCAGTTACAGCTGTGTCTGAAGTTGTAGCTCCTGCACCAGATGCATCTGCACTTGTATCACTTTTTCCAGATGATGTTGCAACTGCTCCAGCTGTTTGCGCATATTGATTTGCTGTTGCATTTGTTTCTCTAAAGTCATCTACTACGAGTTGACCTTTTTCATCTGCAGATTTTGCAACGGCTTTAGTACCTTTAGTGTTATCAGTAGATACTTTACCAAATGCTTTTTGTGAGTTTCCGTCTTGATCTAATTTCATTTCAAACATGGTAAATTGAACTCTTGCTTGATATGCTCCACTTTCAGTTTCAAGAGGATATTTTAAATCTGCTTTTCTACGACTACGAAATAAACCTCCTAAAAGGTCTTTTGCTGTATCTAATAATCCAGATATATCTGGAGCATCTACACTTTTAATTAATTCACCTGCTTCGTTTACAGCTTTACCACCAGGGCCAAACGGTGATAAACTCGATGTTGTATCATTAACACCACCAGCTAAAGTTTCTCCGTTAGGTCCAATTTTACTAAGAGCGGTTGTTGAAAGTCCTGTTAATCCTATATCTGACATGATAATCCTTATAGATATAATTAAATATTATTTTCTATTTATAACAAAAAACATGGCTTATTCAGGTAGATACACAATCAAAAACGCATCGAAATATAAAGGTGATGCTAACAATGTTATATACAGATCTTTATGGGAAAAGGCTGTGTTTCAATGGTGTGATAAGAATCCTAAAGTAAAGCACTGGAGTTCTGAAGAAATTATAGTTCCATATTACTATGAAGTAGATAAAAGGTACCACAGATATTTTGTTGATATGAAAATAGTATTTGAAGATAAAACATTATTAGTTGAGATAAAACCAGAGAAAGAAACACTTCCACCTACAGGCCCGCGAAGAACTAAACAGTATGTATCTGAAGGATTATCATATGTTAAGAACATGAATAAATGGGAAGCTGCTACAGAATATGCAAGAGATAGAGGCTGGCAATTTCAAATATGGACGGAGAAAACATTGCAAGAAATGAAGTTACTGAAAGGACCAGTTCCCGGAAAACTGAAGAAGCTAACACCATACAAACCTTTTAGAAAAAAGCGTAGAAAAAAGTTATAAATAGTCTTATGAGTAACTTATTTCAAAAACTAGAACTTGAAGCTTTTCGTGCAGGAATTAATCCTCGTACACAAGAATCACGTGACTGGTTTCGTAAAAGAATTCAAAGACTTACAAGAGTAAACCGTGAAGCTTTAATGAAAGAAGATGAGATTAATCGTAGAGCATCTCATAGTTATGGTTCTATGTTTATGTATTTTTATGATCCTAAGCATAAAGACAAATTACCTTTCTATGATAGGTTTCCATTAACCATACCAGTTGAACCAGCAGAAGGTGGATTTAGAGGAATCAATTTACACTATCTCCCTCCTGTACTAAGAGCAAAGTTCTTAGATGCATTATTAGAAGCAACTAATAACAAAAAATATGATGAATCAACGAGATTTAAATTAACATATGATTTGTTAAAAGGTGCAAGAAAAATGAGATATTTTCAACCGTGTTTTAAACATTATTTGCTTGCACACGTCAAATCAAGATTTGCTGAAGTGCCTGCACCTGAATGGGAAATAGCAGCATTTTTACCTACTGCACAATGGGAGAAGGCATCTGCAGGAACAGTTTATCAGAATTCAAGGATGAAAGTAAATGGCTAATAGTATTGAAGATATTAAAGCGTTAATGAATACCAAGTTAGGTTTTGCAAGACCTAACAAGTTTTTAGTTACATTACCTACTGTAGGAGTTGGTGGTGGTTTACTAAATGGCATAATAGGTGCATTCAGTGGAATGGGTGGAGGAGCAAGTCCAAGAGAATTAAACATACTATGTTCAAATGCAACCATGCCAGCAAAACAAGTACTCACTAATGATAGAAGAATTGGAATGGAATTTCAAAAAGTAGCTTATGGCTATGCTGTAGATGATATAAGCATGACATTCTATTTAATGAATGATTATGGGATAAAAGATTATTTTGATAGTTGGAGAAGTACAATACTCGATGAGTTTGGACAAGCATCTAACTACAAGAACGAATATGCTAAAACAGTAACTATACATCAATTAAGACAACCATTGAAAGGTTTTAGCAAACAAGTCGGACCAATAAGATTTAATGCTGGTCTCGGCGGAGGAAGTGTCTATTCAGTAGAT